AAAATATAGATGAAATAATAGAAACTATAATCAAGTCGTGTTATATTCCATTACTAATTGATAACAATATATTGTATAAAAATAAATATATTGATGGAATAAATGCTTTTATTTTTAAAAAAGAAAACAATAAAAAAGTTTTACATATGGAATTATTAAGTTACGATAAATTTTTTTATGCTCTGAATATCAAGAATGAAAAAACAAATTTTCATAGAATTTTATCAGGATTATTAGATATACATAGTTTTTTTATTAAAAATTCAAAAACTTCTATGTGTAGTTATGTTGAAGATTGGAATATTATTCATAAATCTAATCATCATATTAAATTAATATTTGAAAAAATAATTGTCTACGTAATATATTTAATAAATTATACAAAAAAATATATATCGGATGATATTAAGGATAATTTACTTGTTAAAATAATATCAAAAATAACTTTTGATATATTTAGTATTATTTTAGAAAAGTATTGTTTATAAAAGTATTGTTTATAAAAGTAATTTATAAGTTTAAAAATACATTTATTTGTAATAGATTAATATAATATGGATGGTATTGATATTACTGATTCAGCATTTTCTTTAGATGTACCTGGTATTGACAGCATAGTTGCTACAGGCGGTTCTAACTCAACATATTATAGTATATTTATATACATTGGCGTTGCTATATTAGCTGCGATGATTGGTATGTTTGTCTATAAATATTACCAAAATAAGAATAGCAAGCAAGAAGAAGATTGTTCCGGTGGGTTCTGTACCATGGGAAATACTGATAATAAATAAAATCTTAATAAATTGATTTTTTATTCTTACGACTTTTTTGGCTATAAAAATCGAACACCCCGGTTTTTTTAGTTTTTTTGTTATTGTTTTTCTTTACAGTTTTATTTTTATTTTTAATTTTATTAGCTTCTTTTTCGGTTTTTATATCTTCTTTTTCGGTTTTTATATCATCTGGTCTATAATTTAAAAACCATTCTTCAAACATTTTTTTATTATTAGTTTTTTTAAACTCCTTGTATTTTGCTGCTTTTTCAGCTTTCATTTCTTCAATTGATTCTTGGTGTCCGTAACATGTTATACTAAATCGCTTCAATAACCCTTTCTGTGACAATCTATTTTTCTGTTGAACGTCAAACAAAAACTTTGACATACAAAGAATTCTCTCAAGAAATTCATTATAATAACTTTTGTTAGCATATAAAAAAGCTAAATAAAAACTCAACATTGTGTCAATTGTGGCCACTTTTACTTTTTTACCTTTCGACATTAATATGTTATAACTATGACATCCAATTGGTTTATAAATAAATAAAATAGAATCTTTACCGACCTTTACTTCATAATGCTCTGGAACAATCTCTCCAACTGCTGGTTGTTTAATTATTTTTACATTTGTAATGCTATTATCGCTTAAGCGCTCCTTAATAACTTCTGCTGTTTTTTCTGGATCATTGGATAAAACATCAAAATCAGATACGTTTTCTATCTTCTTTCTTAAATTAGCTGGCATATATTGCGAATAAAGAACATTCGCAAAACCACCAAAAAATACTACACCTTGATTGATTAATGTATTTCTTACAGTTTCATAAATCTTATCTTCATTTACTTTATATTCCATTCCACGTTGAAAGTCAACATCATTACAATTAATATCAGTTATAGGATAGTTTTTGTTTAGTAGCGCCAATCTTTTTAGTACCTTCTCCCATCTACTAATATCACCTGCAGGTCTAGACAATTCAAGATACATAGACATTCTTAAAAAATTAGGTGGTGCGTACATTATTCCACCAACACTCATGGCATCCTGTTTAATCGCACTATATATTTGCTTTGGTAAATATGTTATATCAGCTACTGCCATATAATTTACAAAAACTTTATATGTTCCATGATGTTGACCTGATTTTGCCTCAACATCGAGAAACCCTTTCTTATAATAAATATCAGCTAATTCTTTGGCATCATGTAATGCGTTTTGAGAGAAAAAATCATAATCAGGAACTTCAACTTCTTTATTATAAAATCTATCTTCTTCAGGTAAAATATTATTAATAGCTGTTCCACCATAACAAATTAATTTCTTTCGTTTAATAAATTCTTCAACTATATCAATTATTTTTTGTACATCTTCTGAATTGACAACACGTCTTCCCATTTTTTCTTCGGCTTTATCTACAGCCATACGCAAAATTGCTAGTTCACAATCTGTGAATGATAAATCTTTACATATATTTTTTTCTTTTGGCATTACTATATTAATAAGCTAAAAAAAATATACTAAATAATATAAATATAGTTGACTTGTTATATTATTTGAAAAATACATGGTGTTAATGGGTTTATATTATGTGGTTTTAAGATGTAACATTTTCAGGTTTAACATTATTAGATTTAAGAGCAAACGCATAACCGGCTCTATCAAAAAATAATATTTCTTCTTTGAGATTCTTATCTGACAACTGGTATCTCATAGCGACAATTTGACATCCACTTTCTCTGCATATTTTGCCATCTGGGTTTTCTGGGTTTGGGCCTTTATTTGGCACGACAATCGTAATTGCTTTTTTATTAAATTTTTTTAGTTCATCTGTATCAGAGTTGTTTTTGATGGCATTAAAATCATATTCTCTCATAAACATAGAATTACTAGTTAAATTCACATATTCAAGAAAATCTTTATTTTCTAAAAATGCGGTATTTGTTTTATCGACAATTAATATAACTTTATTTTTAAGTGATAGTAAAGGAATCTCTCCTAAATTTTTACCATCAGAGTCGTAACTATAAGCAGCTCCTAACATAATATCATTATTTGATTTGAAAATTTTTGCTAATTTTGAATACATTTTTTGGCTATTGCTCTTAAATCTTAAGTGAATTAAAATAGGGTCACTTGGATTCGGACAAGTACCACCTGAAAAAGCATAGTTACGTATAGTATCCATCACTGTGGAAAAATTAACAGAATTAAATGTTTCTTTGACATGATAATTATCTGTTGTACTTGTAGCAACAACTGGTTGGTCCTCCATGGAATACACTTCAAAATCAAGACATCTAACTCCTTGTTTGATAATTGACTTAAGAACACAAATATCTACATAATCGTTACTATATGAACCTCCGCTACAGGCATTGTAAGCAGATTTTATATAATAATCAAATAATTTACCAGTACAATTACTATCATTAGATGTTATTGGTCTTAAATTACCATCTACCTTTGGATATAATGAATTCATATAACTACATTCACTACTTTTAAGTCTACTCATATAAACTAAATACCAAATATAAGAAATTACCATAATAACAGTAATTGCTGTTATCACGTATGAAACATAATCACTATTTAAATTTGGAATAAATGTATAAAATATATAAACAAATAGAAGATAAAGTAAATACCAATTTAAAATCATTAAAACGATTATAATGGTAAATACACATACTATTATCACGTATGTTTTAATTGAATCATCTTTATTTTCATTACTGCTTAATTTCTCTTTTGGTTTTTCTGTTTTTTCTGTTTTTTCTGATTCTTCTGATGACATTGTTAATATATAGTATTATTTTAAAATTTTCCTTTAGTTTTAAGTTAAATATTTAGGGGGGAAAATTACAATTTTGAATTGAAAGATATGACTCATGATTTACATGTATTTCTCTAAATATACAGAAAATAAATTTGATATACATTTGGTATAGATTTGATATACATTTGGTATACATTTGGTATACATTATTGTATGTAGGAACTCGCAAAAACTATCACAAATATGATATATAATAAATATATTCAATAAATTAGAAAACGATAATATATGGTTGATAGTGAAAAATAAAAATAAAAATAAAAATAAAAATAAAAAACCAGTAAACCAATTGTTTATATAAATTAACTTGTAGCAAATAATATTTTAAAAATCAGATGTAAATAAAGAATTATTAGAAATAATTAAATTATATTATGATGAAATAAATAATTAAAAAATTAATATATAATATACTTAATATGGCAGGCGGATTAATGCAACTAGTTAGCCAAGGACAACAAAATATAATTTTAAATGGTAATCCATCAAAAACATTCTTTAAATGTACGTATAAAAAATATACTAATTATGGAAAACAGAATTTCAGACTTGATTATGAAGGCACACCTCAGTTGAATTTAACGACCGAGAGCACATTTACGTTCAAGGTTAAGAGGTATGCTGACCTTCTTATGGACTGTTATATATGTATAACTTTACCAAATATTTGGTCGCCAGTTATGCCACCACAAGCATACACTAATCCAGATGGCACAACAAGTTATACAGATTGGTCTCCATATGAGTTTCAATGGATAAAAAATTTAGGAGCACAAATCATAAGCAAAATTTCCATAAATTGTGGCAATCAACAGCTTCAACAATATTCCGGTCAATATATTTTGGCTTCAGCTCAGAGAGATTTTTCTGGAAGTAAGTTAGCATTGTTTAACGAAATGACAGGTAATGTTCCTGAACTTACTAATCCTGCCAATACTCCGCCACGAGTGAATTCGTACCCAAACGCATTCTATACAACTAGTGTTGCTGGAGCACAGCCATCAATTATGGGACGTACATTATGGATTCCACTTGGTTCGTGGTTTAATCTTCTCTCGACGCAAGCTTTTCCGTTAGTTGCTCTTCAATATAACGAATTATGGATTAATGTAACATTTAGACCTATTAACGAATGGTTTACAATAAGAGATGTAATGGATTATACAAATAATTATCCAGTTGTAGCACCGAATTTTAATCAATATTATATGCAGTTTTATAGGTTTTTACAAACACCTCCTGATGAAGAATTGGGACCAGCATCGTATGTAGATACTAGAACGAATTGGTTTGCGGATATTAATTTAAATTGTACTTATTGTTTTCTCTCGGATGATGAAGCAACTATATTTGCTAAAAACGAACAAAAATATTTAATTAAACAAATTTACGAAAAACCTTTTTATAACGTAACTGGAGCGAATAAAATCGATTTAGATTCAATGGGTATGGTAATAAGCTGGATGTTTTATTTCCAAAGAAGTGATGCTAATTTGAGAAACCAATGGTCGAATTATACGAATTGGCCTTATGAATATATGCCTCAAGATATAACTCCAGCACCAACAGCGGGTGATTATCCTAATCCAGATCCAATTGGTCCACCACTCTTAGGACCTGGTTTAAATCCAGATGGAACATTGTCTGGATTGTATTTAACAGGTGTTTATAATCCTCAAAATATTAAATCAATTTTGATTGCGATGGGTATATTATTAGACGGACAATATAGAGAGAATATTTTACCAGCCGGTGTTTATAATTTTGTAGAGAAATATGTAAGAACAGCTGGATTTGCCCCTCCGGGGTTATACTGTTATAATTTTTGTTTAAATACAGACCCTTTTGTATATCAACCATCAGGTGCGATGAATATGAGTAGATTCACTAATATACAGCTCGAATTTACAACGATAACTCCTCCTGCTGATCCTTACGCACAGGTGTTAACAATTTGCGACCCAAATACAGGTGATATAATTGGTATCAATAAGCCAACATGGAGAATTTACAATTATAATTTTAATATGTATCTAATAGAAGAAAGAGTGAATATGGTTATATTTGTTGGAGGTAATGCTGGATTGTTGTATGCTACTTAATAATTATACAGATTGATTTATAATAAATGAGTTTTTTTATTATAAATGAGTTTTTTTATTATATTATTTGATATTATTTGATATTGGTATTTGGTTTCTATCGATTTTAATCAATAAAGGTTCTCTATCCATTTGAGATATCCAAAATATATATTGATCTAGATATGTTGTAAATCCTATACAAAATTCAATTGGCATATCACCAAATTTAAATGGATCACTATACATAATAGGCAGTAAAGTTTCTTTACTGATTAACACAATCGAATGATAATAAATTGGAGGCACGTTATGAACACTATAATGAACTAATCCAATAAGTGTTTTATCATCATTTTCAATAAAAGTCGATGAGCCTCTAAATTTATTAATGATTTCTCCAGTAATTTCTTTTTCTATGAATATTTGGAAATCATTATTTTCATCAACATAACCAACTTGATAAGGCCACCATTTATAAATAAATAATTGTTGTGTATTATTATTATACTGAATCGGACACCAATTTTTTTCACATTTAGAATCCCAAAGCATATTAACAATTTTACAATTAGAAAATGTATTATTATCAAAATCTCCAATAATCATTCTATTTTTACCCATTGGTATATAATTTATATTTGTTGCTATGAATCTTACTTTTTTATTTTGATAATATAATCGTACATCTTCTAATCCAAGTGAAAATGAATTATTATTATTAATTAAATTACCTTCATCTACACTAGTAATATTAAATGAAATCGGCTTAAAATCAGAATCAAGTTGCGAACTGATATTTATCGTTTTAATTTGTCTTCTATTGTTAAAAAATATACAATCCCAATTATCTTTATAAAAATAATTTACATATCTTGTATTAATAATATGAGTATTATTCATAGTATCATATACATATGAACTAGAAGAAGGAAAAAATTTATCATCTGATTGAATTTCAGGATAACCATAAATAATAACTTCATTAGACAAATTTTTAATTTTTAACAGAAACAAATTATTAGGAATATTAATAATAGAATCATTATGATCCGCTAAATACCATGTAGGATTAAAATTTTTAACAGATTCTAACCAAGCCCAATAATTAACTTCCCATAAAAGTAATTTTGTTTGTCTTAAAAATTCACCAAAATTATGAAAACTCACATTATAGAAATGAATTAAACTTTCTTTATCTCCTATAAAAAATCCTCCACAAAATCGCCAACAAATTTTTTCTTTAAGAAAATTAATATCATGTATTTTCCAATTCCAACAACCAGGTATTGTTAAAAAGGAATCAATATAATTACGCTGTGAAATAATTTTAAATTTTTGAACTGTATTATCAATATCTTTAAAAATGTAAGGTAAACTAAAATCAAACCAACAAAAATATTTACTTGAAAAAGGATTTATATCAATTACTTCTTTTACAAAAGCAATTTTAGAATTCATTAGATATATATAATCTTCAGTATCTTTAATATGACTCCTTTTCTCAGGTAGTTGACATAAATCAATTTCTGAAGAGAAGTTAGCCCTCGAAAATTTTAATTCTGATTTTAAATATACATTAACTAATTTAACATTTTCATATTTATTCTCAATTTCTTGAAATAATTCTTTAAATTCTGGAGTTGTAAATATACAAATATTTATTCCAGTATCAACTAATTTTAAAAATAAATCTAACCGTTTTTCAAATGTCTTGGACATATCATAATCGTCGTCATATATTTTAAAATATGATGTTACAAATGTTACAGTATTTTTTGTCATAATATTTAGTATATAAATATTTTTAAATATTAATATAATAAATTAAATAAATACATTTTACACCTTTCAATATTTCAATAAGCTTTCAATATATTTTTTATCGTAAACACCTATGCGTGTTGTTCTATCCCAAGTGCTATAATTTAGTAGTACTCTTTCATCTTCTACAACTATACTTAAACAATATTCGATTGGATCTCCTTCAAATTTAAATGGTGCTGAATAGCGCAATAAATTCATACTTGAATCAAATACTGTTATTATATGATAATAATGTCTAAGTGATTCATAGGAAACAATATGATTTACAAACCATATTTCAGTTTCACAAATATCAATTGTAATATTACCATTATTATTCTCTCCGATTTTTTTGTTATAATTATATCCACAACTGGAACCTCTTAC